TAGATCTGCTATGACCGAAGAGGAATGGCAAGAGCACCTGACCCGCACGGGCACCTATCCGGTAGCGGAGTGTGCCTCGTGCAAAGAAACTCGGGTGCTGGAGTTCTTTGAGGCTTTTGCGATCTGCGCAAGCTGCCTCGCCGCATCCCTCCGCCGGGACGTGCCTAAACCCGAAACCTGGAGAGACCGCCCATCCCTGCTCTAAAGCGCCTCCTCCGCGAATACTGGCCCGACCTTCTCTGCGCCACAGGCGCCGGCCTCATCACCGCCGGTTTCTGGTATTTCTCGCGAGGCCTCGGCATGATCTTTTCGGGCATCGCCATTTTGCTCCTGGGCGCCTGGGTCGCCTATGCGCACGCCAAGCCTCAGCAGCCCCGCGAAGAATAATTTTCCCGAATTCCGGATTTTTTCCGATTTCCCTCCTTGACTCCAGTTAACGCTAGCGTTAATATTGAAAGTGTTGAGTGAGTGAGAAACCAAAAAGGAGAAAACGATGACGAAGCAAGAAATCGAAAGCCGGATCGAAGTGGTGACGGCGAAGATGGCGGCCGCTTACGACGAACGCGACCGCCATGTGGCCAATGACAGCGAAATGCTGGCCCATGTATGGGACATGCGGGCAACCAATCTGGACCTAGAGCGAGAGCAGCTCAGGAACATGCTGTGAGATCAAGACACCTGGGCCGCTCACTGGGGGCGGCCCGCAACCACGAAAGGGGAATGACGATGTATCAGATTCAGTACACCTCAGGGAATGAAATCTTGGTCAAGGGAAATCTGGGCAAGATTATCGACGCAAATCACAAAATAAAGTATGTCGGCACGGTAGAGCAGTGCGAGAAGTGGCTACGAGAGCGGGCTTGCCGCCCACTACAACGAGCACAAGAGGAGGGTGCCGAGTGAAAACCACCACCGAGGCCGCCGCGTCTCTGGGCCTCACCCAGGGCCGCATCCGGCAGCTCTGTATCGCCGGCGTGCTCAAGGGCACGAAGGCGGGTCGCGATTGGCTGATCGAGGAAAAATCACTCCGAGCCTACAAGCCGCGCTCTTCGGCCAAGGCGGCGGGATAGACTTCTTTTGATCCTTCCCCGCCAGATCGGCCGCCATGGGCCTGCTCGTCAACCTGTTCCGCCGCAGCCTCGAAAATCCCTCGACCCCTTTATCGGCGCCTGATGATTGGTTGTTCGATTCGCTAGGCTCCTTCCGCGCCTCCTCCGGCGTCAACGTCAACCGCGAAACGGCTTTAACGCTCGATACATATTTTCGTTGCGCCGCCCTCATCTCCGGAGACGCGGGCAAGCTGCCCCTCTTGACCTACAAGAAGACCGGCAAAGGCAAAGAGATCGACCAGGACCACGCCGCCTATCACCTGCTCTACGAGGAATCCTCTGAGGAGCTCTCGGCGCTCCACTTCAAGCGCGTCCTCACCTTCCATGCGATGTGCGAGGGCAACGGCTACTCCTACATCAATCGCGACCGCGCCGGCCGCCCCATCGAGCTCTGGCCGCTTAGCCCCATGAAAACTTACCCGGTGCGCGAAGGCCGGCGACTATGGTACGTCACCCAATTCGGCGGCGGCGACCATCTCCAGCAGCGCAAGCTGCCTGGCGAAGACGTTTTTCATCTCAAGGGCCTCTCTTTTGATGGCCTCGTCGGCTATTCCGTGGTTGCAAAAATGCGCGAAACGCTCGGCCTGGCCATCGCCTACGAGAATTTCGGCTCGATGTTTTTCAAAAATCAGGCCGTCCCAAAGGCGGTCCTTGTCCACCCCGGCCGCCTGAAGCCCGAGGCGATTATCAATCTCCGCGAAAGCTGGGAGCGGATGCACTCCGGCTTGGAAAATTCCCACCGTACCGCCGTCCTCCAAGAGGGCATGGACGTTAAGACGTTGACGATCGACGCCGAAAAATCCCAGCTCATGGAAGGCAAGAACTTCTCGCGCGTCCAGATCTGTAATTTCTTCGGCGTGCCACCGCACAAAGCGGGAGACGCCTCGCGGACAAGCTACAACTCCTTGGAGCAAGAAAACGAAGCCTACATCGACGACGGCGGAGGCCTCGGCTACTGGCTGGCAGCCTGGGAGGCTGAAGCGCGCCTCAAGCTCCTATCGGACGCTGAGCGCGAAACCCGATCCCATTGCATCGCCTTCAAGAAAAACGGCATGCTCCGCGCCAATCTGACGGCGCGCACCCAGTACTACGTGTCCATGCTGCAAAACGGCGTTTTCAACCCGAACGAGGTCCGCGAAGAAGAAGGCTACAACCCGCGCGAGGGCGGCGAAGAGTACATGGTCCAGCTCAATATGCAGCCGAATAAGGCCGCAGACCCTGCGGACAATAAGCCCGATCCACCGCCGACCCCAGACGACAAGCCAGCGTTACCAGCCCCAGGAAAGAAACAGAAAAAGCCCCGGGCCCTACTCTCTTGCCACAAGACGCTCATCGCTGACGCGACCCGCCGCATGGTCAAGCGCATCGGCGTCTACGCCTGCAAAGCAGCCCGGAAACCGCCCGAATTCATGCAAGCGATCGATCGGCTTGTCGATCACCGCGCGGTGATCTGGGACGCCTTGTCGCCCGCGATCCGGGCCGCCAAGGGTAAGGAAGACTGCCCGTGCGCGGAAGTGGATGACCTCTTGTCTGCCTTGCGAGACGATCTCCTCGAGGCGGCCGGCCGAGCGACTGCTAAAGATCTTGAGGGCGAGATTAACGCCCTGGCGGATCAATGGGAAGCCGAGTGGCCCGAGCGCATGGTCCGCCAAGTCGTCGGCCCCGAAGGCCCCGGCGAACACGATCCCGTCATCATCGAGCGTACCATCCAGGGCATGAAAGTCGCCATCCAGGTCAAGACAGGCCAGCCCCAACCCGAAGGCAATAAAAGCCGCGTTTCGCCCGCCGTCAATGACTACGGCTACCTCCCTGGGATAAAGTCTAATGACGGCCGCGATCTGGATGTCTTCGTCGGCACCGACCCGGACAATCCCTTCGTCTGGGTCATCGACCAATTGACCGAGGACAGCCAGTTCGACGAGCACAAGGTCTTGCTCGGCTTCTCCCTGGTCGGCAACGTCCAGGCCGAGGCGGCCTATCTGGCCAATTACCTGCCCCCCTACGGCGCCCGCATGGGCGGCAGTAAGGGCTTTTACATCGACGAATTCAAAACTTGGCTCTCGACCTACGACCCCGCGAAACCGGTCTCGTGGGTAGGGGCCAAGTGAGAGGGAATGATGGACGAAGAAATCCAGCACTGCGGCGATTGCAAACACTGGCACCGCCAGCCCTCGAATATCGTAGACCTCTCCCAGATACGCGGCGAATGCCGGGAATCTCCGCCCTCCTGCTGCCCAATTGTCAGCCAGCAGGGCAAAGAATTAAACATTATGGCCTGGGCCACAGCATACCCGCCGCTGGCGCCCAATAACCCGGCTTGCAGCCGCTTCGCGCCCCAGCAGGAATTGCAACAAATTACCGGCATCCGGACAGGAGAATCCTAATGGAACGCCGCTTTCTGGCCCAACCGATCAAGCTCGAGGAGCGCGTCGGGTCTGATTACCCGTACATGGTCGGCTACGCCTCCGTCTTCTACCGGGAGGACGATCCGGGCACGCAGTTCGATATTTTCGGCGACGGCGACGTGATCGAGCGCTGTATGCGCGGCTGCTTCGACCGCACCCTCCGCGAGATGGATTGCGCCGCCCTTTTCAACCATTCGCCCGACCAGGTTCTCGGCCGCAAGTCCGCCGGCACGCTTCGCCTGGGAGTAACCGAGCTCGGCCTCCAGTACCAGATTACGCCCCCGGAAACCCAGCTTGGCCGCGACCTGGCGACCTCGATCAAACGCGGCGATATCACGGGATCCAGCTTTTCCTTCATCCCGCGCAAGTATCGAAACATCCCCCAAATGAACGGCAAGATGATCCGCGAGCTGCATGACGTCGACCTCTACGACGTGGGGCCGGTCACTTTTCCCGCCTACGCCTCCACCACAGCCGGGGTCCGCGCCATGGGCGACCTGGCCGAGCTCCGGAAGCAAATCCAATCCGAGCGCGTCGAGATTCTCGTCGACGCTTTTGGCGCCCGCGCCCGCACAACTGAGCTGGCCGCGCTATACTCCTTTTAGCGAGCCGCGCGTCCAATCGCGCGACTCCCGCAAGCCTCGACGCTGTCCAATCGGCGGAACGCTTGCCACGGCGAAGTAAGATCGCCCCGGCAGGGCATCCGCCTTTTGCATTTCACAGCAGCCATCCCCGGCAAAGAAACCATGGCCCTCACCGCCACTAGTAAATCACTCCGCGAAAAAGAACTTGTCCCGCTCGCCAAAGAGACGCGCCGGCTCGCCGATCTCATCACGAACGAGAAGCGGAACTTCACCGCCGAGGAGAAGGCCGCCTGGGAGAAAGTGCACAGGGACTACGAAGAGGTCAACGCCCGCGTCCAGATCCTGGAAACGGCCGAGCAGCGCGAAAAAGACCTCAAGACCCCGGCCGATCCGGGCGTCATTGATGCCATCAAAGACCAGCCTTACAACGGCAAAAACGCCCAGAAGCGCTTGAAGCGTCTCGAGAAAATGCCCGCCGGTCCCGCCAAGGACCGCGAAATCAAGCTGATTGAAGAAGAGCGCGCCGCCAAGATCCAGGCACGCAAAGGCTGGCTCCGTACCAAGAGCGCCAAGGGCCTCGAAGTCACGGAGGAGCACCGCTGTCTCGCCCTCCAAGCCTGGATGCGCGTCCGCAGTGGCAAGAAACTGAAATACGAGCACCTGGACGCCTGCGAGCGCACGGGCCTCAGCCCAAATAAGCGTTACCTCGATCTGGACATCGAGCCCAATTACCGCAAGGTCCAGAGCCGCGCCTTAGGCCTCAACACGAACACCGCGGCCGGCTACACCGTGCCTGAAGGGTTTGTGAATAACCTGGAAGTCGCCCTCCTGGACTACGCCAACCCGCGCCGGTGGGCAACGGTCATGCGCACCGCTTCGGGCCAAGATCTGCCCTGGCCGACCGTCAACGACACGGCCAATAAAGGCGCGATCTTGACGGAAAACGCCACGGTCACGCCGCAAGACACGACCTTCGGTCAGATCGTCTTTCACGCCTACAAGTACACGTCCAAATTAGTGCTCGTCCCCGTCGAATTGATGGAGGACAGCGCCTTCGATCTGGCCGCCGTCCTCGGCGAATTGCTCGGCATCCGCATCGGCAGGATTCAGGCCGACCATCTGACGACCGGCACGGGCAACTCGCAGCCCTTTGGCTACGTCACGGCCGCCACGCAGGGCTTTCAGGCCGCCAGCTCGACCGCGATCGCGGCCGACGATCTGTACAACCTCAAACACTCGGTCGACCCGGCCTATCGTTCCCAGGCGGGCGTGGGCTGGACATTCTCCGACCCGATTCTGCTGAAGATCAAGCTCCTCAAGGATGGCCTGGGCCGCTACTTGTGGCAATCTTCGCTCGCCGGCGGCATCCCCGATCGGCTCGACAATGACCCGATCTACATCAACCAGAGCCAGAGCCAGACGATTGCGAGCGGCAAGATCACCGTCGCTTACGGCGCCCTCAAGAAATACGTGATCCGCGACGTTTCCCAGATCCGCCTCCGTCGCCTAGTCGAGCGTTATGCCGACAGCGACCAGGAGGGCTTTGTTATGTTTATGCGTTCCGACGCCAACTTGGTCGACGCCGGCACGCATCCGATCAAGTACCTGGTGCATTAATGCGGGTCCGCCTGACAACCGACCGAGCCGTGGAAGGCATCGGCATTCAGAACCAGGGCGACGTGGTCGACCTGGACGACAAAGAGGCGCACCGCCTTTTGGCTTTTGGCCAGGCGGAGCCCGTGGAAATCGAAACCGCCAGCCTGGCCGTGCCCGAAACCGCGGCCCGCCGACCCAAAAGGAGATAGCCCACCATGTGGGACCTTACGAAAGAAACCAAAGCTATTCGCGTCCTGAACGCCGTGGCCGCAGGTCAGACGACGCAAAACTCCTCCATCATCGACATGGGGGGCGGGCAAGCGGTAGGCGGCTTTGATGCCATCACCTTTTACCTGCTTCTCAACACCGTGACGGCCACCTCGGTTATTACCCTGATCGCCCAGGACAACGCCCTGAACCAGGCGGGCGGCATGGCGACCATCACGGATGTTAACAGCAACAACGTGCAGACCCAGGTGACCGACGCCGGCGGCACCTCGAGTAACGGCGTCATCGTCCTGGACGTGGCCATCCCGCAGCTCCGTTACCTGCGCGCCCAGGTGACGATCGGCACCGCCAATACGGCTATCGATGGCATCCTGGCCGTCCTCTACCGCTCGAAGAATCGGCCGACGGCGCTGGACGCGAGCGTGATTGCTCAGAGCTATTTCGTCTGCAAGACGTAACACTGTACCGCCCGCTGGTACACGATCAGAACAAAGGTTAAGCCATGGCTGTTATCCCGAGTCAAGCCGGTCAATGCCCCGTTTACGACGAGCAGGGCGGAAAAACCGTCCATTGGGACACGGGCACCCGCTTCGAGATCAACGGTACCCCGACGTGCCTGGCTGTAAAGCAAACGGTCGCCGCAGGCGCCTCCACCATCTGCACCGTCACGCTCCAGGCGCAGGACTTAAACGGCGTCAACCTGGCCCAGGTCTTCGATCTCTATTTCTACCTCAGCGATTCTGCAACGGGCGCCGGCTTTTCCGCGCACGTGCCCACGGGCGGCCTTAACGTGACGGCCGGGACAGCGATCCTCACCAAGGTAACGAATCTTGTGCTCGAAGCCCTGACCGACGCGACGGGCAAACTGGTCTTCACGATCACCGACACCGCGCGGACCCTTTACTACATCGTCTCTGAGGTCCCCGGAACCGGCCTCCTGTCAATCGGTCCACAGCTCATTACCGGCAACTACGGGTAACGCATGGCTGCCATTGATAGCGGCGTCTTCGGCTACAGGAACGCGGCCGCTGTCACGCCTGCCGATGCCTCCGACGTCACAAGCCAGGCCCGCGCCCTTTATATAGGCACCGCCGGCAACCTGGCCGTGCAAATGCCCAATGGCCAAACCGTGACCTTTATCGCGGTCCCGGCTGGGACCCTTTTGCCGATCACTGTTAACCGCGTCCTGTCCACGAACACGACCTGCGGCAACATTATCGAGCTCTGGTAACCCATGACTCTGTATAGCGTCCACAGCACCGGCAACGCCTTAAACGACGGCGCCGCCTTGCAGAATCGTCTCACCAACCAGGACAGCTTAGGCCTCCTGGTGGGCGGCGATATCGTCGAGCTCGACGCCAACGCGGAATATATGGGTCCCATCGGCTTGCCCGTCCTCAATCTCGCCTCGCCCGTCACGATCCGCACGGTTGGCGCCGCCACGAATTTTCCACTCAACACGAACGGCTATAAGCGCGTGGCGCCCGATGGTTTGGCCAACCCCGGCCCCATGGGGGCGCAGATCGGCGGCCATTCCAACATGGCCAAGCTCACGGCGCCCGATCAGTTTCACATTTGTCTTTACTGCGGTAATACCGGCGGCTCCCCCGACCCGGCCGGCTCCGGCACCGGGCTCAACGCCAGCGGCGCCAATAACTGGACCTTCTTAGGAGTCGAATTCAAGGCGCACGCCAACAATAGCTGGACAGGGTTCACGCAGAATAGCGCCTTCGAGCTCGTCCAGTTTCTTCTCGTCGGCAACAACGCCGATTCCCCCTGTTTTTCCAACGGCAATAATTGGATTCTGGCCATTGCCTCGCGCCCCACAAGCGGCACCTTCACGCTCACCTACCAGGGCAACACGGTGACGGTTGCCTGGCCCAGCCCCTTTAACGCCAACACCCTGGCCAATAATATCCTCCAGGCCGGCGGCGGCGCCTGGTCCTCGACCAGCCCCAAGCTCCTGGGCTCTTTCACCACTTCGTATTTCCAGAACAATTACGGTTACGCCGGCGAAGGCATCTTGATGCAATTCGGCGATGCCGCCATGACGCCCGTGACTCTGGGCACGGCCGGCCTCTCGGGCGGCAGCCTCTCCCTCGTCGCCCCCTACTACCAGGGCACGCAGGGAACCAACGCCCCGCTCATGTGGCCCCAAAGCATGAACGATGCCAGCCAGCTCCCCAACAATATTGTCTTCGATCGCTGCATCTTTTGGAGCGGCTTCAAAGGCGCCACGGGCCAGGAAATCCGCCACGGCCTGCAGCTTCACGCCAAGGCCGTCACGGTCAAGAATTCCTACCTCTACGACTTCAAGGGCACGGGGAGCGACGTACAGGCCATCAACGGCTTTAACGGCTGCGGTCCCTACAGCCTGCTCAATAACTACATCGAGGCCGCGACCGAATGCGTCATCTTCGGCGGCACCCAGCCCACGATTACGAACATGCAGCTCGGGGCCTTCGGCGCCGGGCAATCCCTCGTCCAGTACAACCTAATCGGCCATAATCCGGCCTGGAATGCCAACGACCCCTCCTGGGATGGCTCCAACTGGACCATCAAGAATCTCTTTGAGCTCAAGGCCGGCGGCAACATCAAGATCGACAACAACACCTTCCAGCATTCCTGGATTCATCGCGACCAGTTAGGACACTGCATCCTGATGACTCCGCGCGCTGTGCCGAGCAATCTTCCCAACACGGCCCCCCAGGGAGCGCCCTGGATTCAGATCCACGATGCGATCATTACCAATAACCATTTCGTGGATGCCTATTCCGGTCTGGAGATTACCGCCACCGACCCCGGCGGCGACACGGGCGCTCCTACGACCCAGGCCGGCATAGCCAGCAGCGCAATTTTGATCCAAGACAACCTCTTTGAGGACTTGGGTAATTTCGCGCACACCGGCGGCGTGGTCGCTCTTAAGACCACAGTCAACGCGGGCGGCGGCGTGGCCGCGGGAGTCAATACGTGGAGCCCTGCCTTTGTGCCTGGGTCCGTCGATGTCCTCCACCCGTCCCCAGGAGCCCAGATCGATCCCAAAACCGGCATGC